TATCCCCTATCAACTCCAACATCAAGGCATAAGATTCCGCTTCTTGCCCTGCATCCTGTAAAGTTGTTATTTGCTCTTTTTGTGAATCTGTAAACGCCAGGCCATAGCGCTGAAAAGCGGACATGGCACCAGAAGCGTCGCTCATGCCCCTTGTAAAATACCGGATAGCTGTCGGCATTGCCACGCCGAAAGTTTCGGACAGGGATTGTGCTACCTTAATCGTCTCTTCGTAGGATTCGCGGGTGAGGTTTTGTTGCGTCAGCAATACTTGCGTTGCTTGTCGGACGTCTTCAGCGGACCCCAAAGTAGCCCGTCCAATATCCCGGGCAAACTGGTTGATATAATCCGTATCAGCCCAAGCGTGGCCCATGACCTGAGCTTGCCGCTCGATGCGCCACATCGCGGTTTCGAGGCTTGCAAACTCACTAATCGCAGTTCGGGCAAACCTCTGTATTGCATGAACCGAAAAAGCAGCAGCAATGGCCATGCCCAGATTACGAACAGTCCGGCTCATGCCCTCCATTGTTCGCTGAGTGCGCGTTCCCTGCTGCGACATCCGGCCAAGCTCTTGGCTTCCTTGCCTTATTTGGCTCGAATCTGCCGCTAACGTTACCCGCGTTATATTCATTTATCGTCCTTTTTCAACGACTTGATGAGCCGCCGGAAACTGCTGGCCACTTTTGCGCGGCCCTCTTCTGTCATTTCATTTTCTTGCGGCATGGGGCGGCCCGGTTTGTCACTTTTGTAATACTCGTTGCAAAAAATCTGACTGAGCCGGCGCAGCTCCAAAACCTCATGCCCGGGGAGGTTTGTCTTTGTAGTCCTGGCCCAAGCCTCTATTTCCTGGTAGGTCACCGCGACAGGGCCGGAAAACCCCGGCAGGGATGGGCCAAATTCTGTTAAAGAGTCAATCAAATGTTGCCCCCATTCAAGCTCAATCATTTCGGGCTGCTTGCCGGCTGCTGATAGCTGGTCTATTCTGCTTCTTGCCCTTTCTCCTTCTTTTCGGTGCGGGTCTTTTGGGACTGCGTGGAGCCAGGCGAGTTGTCGGACCCAAACTTCAACCCGCCTGAACGTGTAGGGTCATAGTTCGCAATATCCCGGGAGAAAAGGCCCACCTGCTCCGCAATCCAGTCCTGTTTCATGTATAGCTGCACAGCGTTCTCGAACGAAAACGGAATCGGCCCGTTATCATCTTCGATGTTTTTATTCCACCCCTGCGTAATCGCTGCCAGATATTCCGCCCCTGACTGCTGGGCCTCATCCTCTGTCGGAGTTTTTCCGTATTTTCGCTGGTTATTCTTCAGCGCGTTTCTGGAAATGTCAGACCTGGCGCCATAAACGTAAATGTCCAGGGTGCTTCCGTCTTCTTCCTTAATAAGTTGCTGGGTGAACGGGTCTTTTAGCCGCAACGTCTGCGGGATGCTCGCCGCGTCTCTCGTGTTAAACTTGTTAACCTTCATTCGCTGTCGCCTTTCGTTTTATTCGCTGTCTTTTTTGTGAAGTGGGGGCCGGCAGCGGACAGCGACGCTACCAACCCCCTATCGGCCAGGAGGGAGCCGAAATTAAGTAGCAGGTTCAACCGGAACCGGCTTATTGGTCAATTCAAGCACGGACTCGGCCAGGTTGATGGTGTTGGCGTCACCGTAATTATACTGCCAGCTTGAAATCATGGCGGTGAAGTACACCGTCCCGATTTCTTCGTTATACAGCTTGATCGAATGGACTTCGTTTCGGTTAGTGCCGTCAAAACCATCCCGCATGATTTCCTGGCCATCGTCTGAAATCACGTTGGCCAGGTTGATGTTCGCGGATCCGTAATTGATCGAACCCTTGCGTTTGTTCACAACACCGGTCTTGATCGGGATAAATTCCGCGATCTGGGCCGTGCCACCAAAGGTCGGGATGTTGGAAACTTCACCAACTTCCGTGTACTCCAGGTCAGCAAAACCGGTGGCGTCGTAAGTATCCGGCACCGCCACTGCAACATGCAATTCTGTTCCAACTGAGATTTTTACATTCTCACTCATTTTTTCACCTCGCCAATATTGCCCGGTAGGGCAGGTTGATAATTAACTTGTACCAGCCCTGTTCCTGTATGCCGGGCTGTCTCTGGTGTCCTTTTATGGTCAACGATGCGCCGCCGTATGTAAGGCGCGTACCGATTTTAAAGTGCTGCCTGATCTCTTCTGCTTTCGTTTTGGCGGTAATTGCCCCACCGCCCGCCGGGTATCGCAGAATGACGCGAAAAACGCCGTCCGTTTCGTCTGAATGGGCCAACGAGAAGGGCGTGGTGTCGTTTTGCAAAACAAGGATTTCAGCGTAAGGATTATTGCCAGGCGCATAGTCAATGTTCTCGTGTGCGATTCCGATTTTAAAATCGCCACCGATAAATGATTGCACCAATGCCTGGTCTATTTTAACGCTCACGGGTCCGCTCCCTTATATTCCTGTCAATCCTTGCGACAGCCCTGGAAACCATGCCATCTCGCTCCTCCCATATTTCAGAGTAATTTAAATTATTAGTCAAATAATCAACCGTATACGCTTGCACTCCCGCTTCCGCCTCTTGAGATGCCTGGCTGCCTGCCGGGTCGATCCGCTCAACCTCGCCTTCTGCCGGGGCTCCTGTGGATGTCTGCCAATTTCCCCGAAGTCTTCCGGTATCAACCCGGGTGTCCATGATCACGCCCTTGAACAACGCCAACTTTACGGCACGGATTGTTTGTTCGATTTCAGCGCCGACAACCTGTGCCAATCTTTCTATGGGGATTTCTCTTTGCATTATTGTCGCACCTGCAATTTGTATAGTACGCCCGTTCCAGCAGGGCTGATTGTTTCAATATTGACAATCGTCCATTCCTGCTCGTTTACAACCGGCCTGTCTGACAATATTGGGGCATAATCGGCATCACCTACGCTTATTATAAGGTTCCGGTCGCCTGCCTGTATTCTGGTGCCGTCAATCGCCCTGTCCGGATATGGCAACAAGACGGCTTTTGCGTCGTAAGCGCCGCCTGTCGCGATTTCACCCTCGCCTGTTACCGGATCCGGATCTGATGTTGATGCTCGCATGATCTCAATTTCCTGCCCGAATTTTGCAACCAACCTGTCGGCGGTTCCCGACAACTTTTCGTATAAGCTCATGATCTCACCAGCGCGATTTGTAATCCTGAACGACGGAGCAAAGTGTTGAGAATGGCCGTTGCGGTGCTTGTGCGGCTCATTTTCTGCCCGCTATCCCTGCCGAAATACTCCACTTCAATCACGTCGACCTTTTCCTTTTTCGCCTGTATCGCCGGATTTGCCGGGGGGTTGTACGGGTCAATGCCGGCGTTGATATCCAAAGCAACCGCCAACTGACACAAGATCACCTGCCGGGGGATCTCGTCGCTACCCCAAGAAAAACCCTCAAGGACAAGGTATTTGCGAGGGTACGCGGTAGGCTGGCCCCTACTCACCTTGTCGCCTTTCAGGTTATCTTCATGGCTGTTGATGAACTCACACGCCTTGACAAGATCAGTATCAGCGGTGGCGCTGTTATGGATGGTGATACCTTTCGTTTTGGCGTAGGCGATGTATTCAGCCCGCGTAACCCACGAGTTTGCCCCTGTAACGAGCGTTCCGTCTTCAACGACTATTGACATGACACCAGCTCCCACCTGTCGGATTTTTCGTATATCCCGCGCCGCTTGTCATCCGGAGTTATCGTAACGACCTTGCCCTTGGTGTTTCTCCATGACATTGTAACCGATAAATCCTCTTCTCTTCCGGAGAGGACATTCCCCGCCACCTCAAAAACACCAGCAGCGTCCCGTGACGCAGGGGATAGGTCATGCCGAAACATTTGGCACCTGTCATACGGCTTCTGTGTCCATGCAGAAGACATCTCAAGCACCAGCGGGGATTCGTTGCGGAAGACAAAATCAAATGCCATCCACTTTGTTCCGATTTCCTTGGCAATTTCAACAGCAAGCCTGGCCGCGTCTCGCTCCCGGTCAGTTGCCAGCGTAAGCGGGTAGTTGTCGCCGGATCCGGATGCAAAAATGGTTCCCTTTTTGTTTCTCCGCACAAGCCCAAAAAGATAAGGCCCGGCAATAATGACGCGGTAGTCTCTATCGTTCCCGCTGACAATCTCCTGCCAATACACATACCCCTTTTGCCTGCGATCATATATTGACTTCATCCCCTGCCGGGAAAACGCTGCCTTGATTTCAGCCTTTGCATCGTCAGCCCTCTCAAGTATCCGGACTGCCCCAGACCCCGCGCCATCTGTAGATTTTGAGATAATGGGGAAGCTGATTTTTTCCGTAAGCGCTGTGGCTTCTGCCCGGTTCGTCACAACCCATGTTTCCGGCATCCACTTTTTAAGAACGGGGAACTGCTTGATCTTTTCATCGTACCACTCCCCCTCTTGCGCCGTAGGTAACACTTCAGCCCCTTTCTTCGCGCATTCGGCAAGAAAGCCCTTACTGATTTCCCGCTGTTTGCCCTGCTGGTCGAGGCGAACAAACACCTTGTCGCCCGTGCCGACTTTCTTCACAGAATCGACCAAGAAGGACTTGGGGTTTGCCTTAACAAACATTTTGCCCCATCCCTTCGGGTCGTCATAAGCAAGCATTTTCGGCACAAGGCACCGCTTAACCACCTCAATATCCTGCTTACTTGCTTGCCACGCCTGCCCCTTAAACACCTTGACCGTCCCCGGGAAGAACAGGAGGCATAAATTGCTCGGCGGGAAAAAGTTCTCCCCGCCGTGAGTCCGCACAAAGCGGGGGCTGTAACTGTAAACACCCTCTTTTTCTCCTACGCGAACCTCCCCTTTGCCCAAGCAATAGCTGATCCATGCCTGATCTGATCCTACATACATTTTGCCGGCTGCTTCAGCTTTCTTGACTGTAAAATCGGTATATACTTGCGGCCTTGCTCCGGCGTTCATGATAATCAAGCTACCATTGTACGGGCGGGCCTTGCTGGTGCCGCGAAACATGATAAAATCTTCTTTGCGATCAACCAGATGATCTATGTTGCCGACCACCAGGCAGTCAAGATCCATCGCCATTATGCGTTTGCCGAACACCTTTTCAGCGTCCGGCGAAAACATGGCAAGCCTCCGGAAGCATTGTGGCAGGCCGCGTGTTTCGCTCCATGTGGTTGCTTTGATGTCGTAAAAGTCGCGGGGCGGCTCAATGATATTAATCCATTCTTCGATTCCCTCAGGGCAATCGGTAACACATGAAATTGTAACGTCACGGGTCACGTTGTCCCGCACCATCCCCGCCCATTCATTCACGTGGCGGGCGGTGTATTCAAACCGGGACCGCTCCTGTTTCCAAAACCAAGTGAGTATATTAACCGATGTCATTTTA